AAAGAGTCATCATCAGGATCACCTATCGCTGCCTCCAGATCTGTCAGCTTCTGCATCACTGCCTCCTTATCCACTGTATCGGTTACAGTCTTCAGTCTGCCCCTCTTCTTATCCCTTCGGATCTTAGCGGCTGTCTCCTTAATCTCCGGCAGGTTATCCAGATCTATCAGCTCCCTGATTAGCCTGCGCTTCATACCCTTCTCCAGCATCGCCTCCTTGTCCTCTGACGGCAGTTTAGTGGTAGAGGGGGTGATCTTACCTAAACCTGTTTCAATGCTCTTCAGGAGGCTCACAGCCTCACCCAGCTCCTTCTCCTGCTTCTCTTGATCTGGATTAACTGGCTGGCTGTAATCTCGATCCCCTTTGAACGCCTGCAGCACCTTCTGCATCAAGCCTCCCTCTTCTTTTGGATCTGATGCGATGCTGTAGTAGTTGAAGTTCTCAAACATCGGTTTGTCACCAACAGGGCCAAGTCTGAGCCTGTCGGATCCAGCCACTGCCGGCTTTGCCTCCTGCTTCTTGGCTGGCTCCTTCTTGGATCTCCTAGCTATCTCCATCAGCCTCTGGCCCCCTTTGAGCCTTCGCCTCTCCCTCATCTTTCTATCTTCTAAGAGTTTCATTGTCCTAAACTTTGCAGTAGTTTCCTGCTCTCTTCCTTCTCATCCTCTGTCAGTTTTACCTTGGGGATAATTACCCCACTAGGAGGCTGAGGTGCTGCAGTCTGTACTGGGGCTGTAGCTGCTCCTCCTCTACCCTCCGGCATAAAGTAGCTGAACCCTTCCTGAGCCAGCTCTTTCACCTCTGGGGAGATGTCAACATAGTTGGCCTCGTACTTCGGCTTGATGCCGTTCTTAGCCAGAGCACCGTTTAGCTTACCGTTGGATCCGTAGATCCCAACCCTGCCCACTGCACCCTTCTTCTTGGTTAGCTTTCTGGCGATCTTTGGAAGGCTCTTGTCGTAGAGGTTCTCTGCCCAAGCTGGGCTTATCTGGAGATCCTTACCTGACAAAACTCTGGTCTTTACAATATCACCTTCACCTTCAACTCCACCTTCTTTTTCTGGTGACTCAATTAGCTTCTTTGCCAAGTCCTTACCGATATAAGATTCAAGGTTCTCAGGTGTCACCTGCTCCTTGTCTACCACTCTCTCGTAGCTTTGTTTCCCATACTCTCCCCTAGAAGCGATTAGCCTTTGCTGCTCTGGGATATACTTAATTTCATCAACTGCCTTACTTAGGTCATATCTGTCAGCCGTATCTTTACCAGTGATCCAGCCCAGCCTGTCGTAACCGTTATCTGCTGCCCAGCGGATCATTCTCTTCATTACAAGATCCTGCCACTTGCTACCCTTGTAGGGCATATCTGGAACGCCAGTAACAGGCTGATTTTTTTTGAAGTGGTTAATAGCGTACTCTATAGCCTCTCGCTGGCTAAACCTTGATCCAAAGGGAGCTATCGGATTACCAGTGCCTCCTTCTTCTTTGAAAACAGCGTAGTGTCCAGAGCCTTGTCTTTTCACTTGATACCCTTCAGGCAGCCCGTTCGGTTGTGTTGGTATCTTTTTAACCTTAAATCCTCTTTCCCTGCCTTCACTGTTCCAATCACTCTGCACCTCATCGAGGAACAGCATCCTCTTACCGTCTGCATCTGTCCTCTCTGTGAATCTAACGTGAGCCAGTATGTTGTCTTCAGGGAATCTGTGGCCAGAAGGTACTTCAAAGTATTCTGTCTCTCCTCCCTTCAAAGAGCCATCAGGCAGCTTCAGCACTAGCTCGCTGTAGTTCTCTCCACCGGGGAGAGCTGCCGGCCCTCCTGCAAATTGTTCTGTGGGACTGAAGTAAGTTGGGCCTTCTGCTCCCTCTGGGATAGTTTGCCTTTCAGGCTTATACTTATCCTCCATAAATTTGATTATTGCAGCCTCAACATCTTTGAGATCCTGCTTACCTGCAGGAGCCTCTTCCTCGATGTTAACTCTCTTGTTATCCTCTCCTACAACGTAATAAGTATAATCCTCTCCGTCTTTTTCTCTAACAATAGAAAACTCTTCCACGTTGCCGTCTGTGTCCTTTGCTTTTGCATTAAAGGAATCCCGCATCTTCTTTGGTATAGGCTTCCCTGTGTTATAAGGGGTAAGTACTGGGGGAAAATTTAAGAAAGCTACACTTGCCTCAAAGTCTTTAGGATCTGCCCCTCCCCTATAAACCTCCTCAACCTCCACCCCGTTATTCTTGAGGTAGCTCAGGAGATCCTGCTTGGAAACCTTATTGCCTTCCTCCTTCTGCAGATCCAGATAGTCCAGTACCCCGCTCCACTCCAGCTCTGTCTGTGGAGCATTCTTCTCAAGCAATGCTTTTGCCTGACCCACTGAAGTCATCCCCTCCTTGTTGAAGATGCCAGCCTTAGCTCCCTCTACTGCTCTCTCTGCTTTGGAGTAGAAGGTTGGCTGTGGCATAAAGCGAAGCCCAGCCTCCTCTGTTTGTTTCTGCAGAACTCCCTTCCTTGAAGTGGGAAATATATCAGCCTGCTCCACATCATACTCTCTCAGCTCCAGCCCTCTATCCTCTAAAACCTTCTTTAGTTTTGGATCCAGATCTTCGGGGATGATAGCAGCTTCAAATTCTTCCAGTTGTACAGCCCTCGGAAACTTAGCCTCAAAGTAGTCACTGGGTAGATCCTTCAGCTTGTTCAGGAAGCCGGCAGCTTTGTCAAAGGGAGCACCTTCTTCGTAGTAAGCTCTTAGTGATCTTGTACCTCTTTCTGCAGCCTCTTGCAGGTGCTCAGTGAAAAGACCAAGATCCAAGTAATCCCGGCTAAAGCTCATATAAGGCTCAAACTCATCAGCCAAGATATTCAAATCAGCGTTGACCTCATCCTTCACCCTCTCCATAGACCTTGGATCTGTTAGCTTGCCTCTGCTCTTCTTAATCTGTGCAACAGATCTAAACTGAGGGGCAACCTTAGCCCTCACTGATCCTGAGCCGTAGTTGAAGTTCTCTCCTCCCCTGATGTTGCGCTTCATTATCTTCACAACATTATCAAGAGTGTGAGGGGTGTACCTTCTGTTCCCGGCTGGAGTGAAGCCTCTAAATATCTTTTCCTCAAACTGCCAGCCTTCTCTCTCTGGAAGATCTTGAACCCACTTGGAAAAGTCATCAAAGTTACCTCTTGCTGCTTGGTTGATCTTACTGCTGGCGTTTTCACCCTCTGCGATCTCAGGCATTAGCCCCTTCTCTTTTAGGTAGGCTGTTCTTATGCCAGTGTGGTGCGTTGCCGCCCTTTTCCACCCTTCAGTTTCTAGGTCTAACGTCCAGATGCTAGATCCCTCTACATATTTATCGTTTATGTTCTGATAAGGCTCTAGGTATTTCTCGATCTTGTTCCGAGTCTCTTTAGGCATCATTACTGTAATATCAGGATACCTTGGGCTGTATATGTCAGCCCCGAAAACCTTTGCCCCTTTCTTCGGATCTATCAGCTCCTTGGAGGCTACCAGAGTGATGTCACCGTAGCTGTCAAAGCCTCCACCCTTGTTTACGTCGAGGATTGCCATAGAGGGGTTGGCTATCCCTCCCATCTTTAAGCTGTGCCTCAAGTTGTCTGCAGAGAGGTTATGCACTGCCACCATATTCTCCCCCTCTGCAGGAGCCGGCATAAAGCGAGCACCCTGCTGCTGGTTAGGCAGAGCCATAAAGTTCTCCAGTTGTCTCCGGTAGAAATCAGCCTGTGACTTCATCGGCAGAGGCTTACCAAGCGAGTAGCTCAGTGACTTACCAAAGTCCTCATCTAGCACCCTGTCCAGCCGGTAGGATCTGATAAGGTTCTCCAGATTCCTGTAAGCTCTTTTCTTCTGCTTGCCGGTCTTAGGATCCACAGCTCTCCTAGCTGCAGCTATAGGGTTGAAGTTGCTTTGAGTCCCTTGAGCGTCCTCTCCCTTGTTGATATTAAAAAAGTCATTCAGGACGTTCCTCTTCTGCTCTGCAGTCTTCTGATCTGGGGCAAGCCCTGTGTCTCCCGGTCTACCGTTTTTGTGGTTGTCCAGATACTTGAAGAGATCAGCCTCAAAGGCTTTCACATCCTTATCCCAGAGAGCCAGTTTATGCCCTCCCTTGTGCAATGCCTTCTTAGTGTCATCAGCCCAAGCCTTTAGCTTGTTCTGATAAGCACCCAGATCCAAAGAGGTGAAATAAAAGTTCTGTGCTTTGCTAACGTGGAAGCCCAAAGGCACAGCTATCCTGTGGCTGCTGCTTAGGCTGCTGCTGTACCTCTTACCTTTGCCGATTGCAGCGTTATAGAGGAACTGTAGAGGAGCACCGGGATCGTCTGCCATCATTGTGCTGACTTCCCTGATTATCTGCTTCTGGTTAGGTGTGAGGATGTTGCTGGGGATCGTATCAATAGCATCCAACTGCCTTGGAGTTGGTACGCCACTGAAAGATACTTCACCTTTATCGTTTACCTTTGAGGTCATCCCGTTGGGATCCTCAGTATCCTCTAAAGCCTTCTTGACCAGTTCAGCCCTGTCTTCCTGCAGCTTCCTGATCTGCCCTTCCGAAAGTAGCTCAAGAGTAACACCGTCAGGCATTAGTACAGGCTCACCTTTGTCATCCTTTTTGATGATGTCGGAACTCTTAAAGTGCTCCCTTAGAAAATTGTTCTCAGGCTTGCGAAGTTGAAACTCTACTACCCTGCTGCCGGTCACTCCCTGCCCTCCTATCTGGAAGCCAGAAGGCTCTACGTCATCAATATATCGGGTTCTGTACTGCAGCCCTTCCCAAGCCCTCACATAGTCCCTTAAAGCAGCGTTTAGCTCTGGGCTGTTGGTTAGCCCTTTCCACCTTCCTTTGCTGTCCTTCTCTGCAAATATATCAGAAGGTTCTCCAGATCCCTTGAACCTGATTCCTACAGAACTGAGAGCCTTCTTCATTCCTCTTAGCGTCTTGCTGTGTTCAGCGAGGAGTATATGATCCACAAACTTCTGCGTGACACTTCTCTGGCCTGATGCAATCCCTCTTGGATCTGATCCACTCATCAGATACCTGAAGCTCTCAGCTTCCAGCTCCTCCATCAGGTAATTCAGCTTGTTCTGCTCTGCCTGTTCTGGGGTAAACTTCTCCTTGGTGACAGGATCCTGCTTAAAGCTATCTTCCCACTTCGCTTTTTGCTCATCAGTCATCTTGTCAGTGTACTGATCGGCAAAATCATTCAGGATTGTTTCCTTATCGTATAGCCCCTTGACTACCTGCTGCCCTCCAAGCTCCTCACCGAATAGGATTGTCTGAACCTTCTTCAGGTAAGGCTGGAGTACTGGCTGCTCCTGCTTGCCTTCACCGGCAACCTTTACCTGCTCTGTAGTGCCGGCGAAGCGTTTCATTGCGTGCCAAGCCTCGTGGAAAAGGCTGTTAGGGCCGCGCCAACCTGTGTTGATAATTATCTCAGGCTTAACCCTGTTGCCTGTAACTACAACACCGCGAGCTGCACCAAACCTGTTAATAAACTCTTGGGGAGATATGAAATCAAAATCTACATTGCCTCGACTCTCAGGAGTAAGAACACCCTCCAGCATTCTCACCTGACTCATCACCTGCCCCATTGTGTTTATGTCAGGGGCATACTTCTTGATGCTTTCGATCTGCTTGGGCGATAGCCTTTGCCGGAACTGTTCCCAATCGTTCTGCTGCTGGTTTCTAAGTAGCGCACCCTTGGTCAGGAACCTGCCGGCTCCTGACCCTACAAAGCCGCCTGTGAGTCCTCCACCGAAGCCGGCCCCCATCACTCCAGCATCTTCTGAAGGGGCTGCCAGTGCCAGACCAACGAAGGAGCCAGTTGCTGCTCCCTTGCCCAGATCTGAAGCTAGATTGATTGCAGGATCTAAGAAGCTAATTGCGTTCAACTTCTTGGCTGTCTCTTCGGTAGGGGCAACCCTGCTGGCTGCCTTCAGGATGCCCTCAGTGCCTCCCGGCCTTCCAACTACCTCACCGATAGCCTGAGCAGTTTCACCTGCGCTCTGCAGTGCTCTACCGGCTGAAGAGATAACCCCAACCCTTTGCTCCACTGCTCCAGCTAATGCCCCAGCAGGAACACCAGAGAGATCTCTTGATGCTGCAGCTCCCAGCAGAGCACCAACCCCTGCAGCTCTCTGTGGAGTTTCTACAATATAGTCACCTAGCTGCTCGACCTTCTCCCCGGCTCCCCTTAGTCCTCTACCTGCCAGCTCTGTTGCCTTGCCCCCCAAGGTTGGGGCTGTCTGTATCGGATCTGTGAGTGCTGCCCCTGCTGTTAATCCTTTCCTTGGGATCCTCGCAGCTAATGCTCCAGCAACCTCTGGAGGGCCGCCGGCATAGCTCAATAGGGTAGCCACTTGTGGGTTGACTACCTTCCTAAATTTCTCGTCAAACTCTGGCCCGAAGAACTCCCCGATTATCGTCTGATCTCCCCGTCTGGCTCTCTCAGAGATCTTCTGCATATAGCGGGTTCTCCTCCACCTATCCCGCTGCCTCCCTCTCATCCAGTTTGGGAAATCGTCCACCAACTTCTTACGCTGCTTATCGTCCAGTATGTTGTCGATGTAGTTGGCTGTTGTGTAGTCCCTCTTGGTTGCATCTTCTACATAGGTCAACCCTCTTCTGGTAAACTCTCTCTTGAGCTGGTCAACCGGCTTCTGAAAGTTGTCTGTAGTCTCCTCGATGTCATCCAGATCGTCGCTAATCCTCTCCTTGATATAATCAACGGCAAACGTCTTTCTAAGACTCTCCTTCTGCTCCGGTGAGAGGTAAGCCTCTCCTCCCATTGCTCCCTTCATTCGGTAATCAGGATTTGACTGCCGCAGCTTCATCTCCTTCATCTCCTCACGAAGCTCATCATCCCGAAGCCGGCCAAACATCTCATTGAACTCCCGGCCTAGAACGCCTAAATCCCAAGTAGATCTTGCAACAGCTTCGGAGATATTGGCTGCCTTCCGCTCCCAGCCTTCTGCTGTAAAGAAGTCCAAGCTCTTCAGGGGTTCCGATACGATAGCCTTGGCTCCTGATCCAATCTCTCCCAGAACCCCCCAAGCTCCATCCCAAGCTCCTTTTATAAAGTCTACGGCTCCTGTGGGATTCTGCTCCTTATACTTAATGTATTTATCTAGCTCTGCGTCAGTGGGGCTGTATTCAAGATTCCCCTCGATCTTTCTGAAAAGCTCATCGTCTGTGAAAGTCCTGACTTCACCAACAGGAACAAAGTCAGGATCTAGCTTGAAGTCCTCTTTAGGCTTCCTTGGGGATGTAGTCGAAGGCGTTGGCCTGATCTGCCTCAGAGAGTCAGTAACTGGAGACAGTTCAAACTCTTCTTTCTCTTTAGTGACAGGAACAAGGTCATCTAAAAAGGTGGAGGTCTTTTCTTTCGCTGCCATAGATCAAGGCGTTTTTTGAGGCTTAGGTTTGTAGATGAAACTTTGAAAACCGTTTGGCATTTCTATTTCAATAGTGTCGCCCGGTTGTATATAGCCTAGATTAAAGTACTTATCAGCCTGCTGTCTGGCAGTTGCTTCCACTTCACCGTCATCACCCAAAACAGCGGAAAACTGGAGTGGTGCATTAACAAACTCAGAATCATCCCAAGGTACTCCCGAGATCTTCCGCATTGTGTTAGTGATTCCTCTCCTAAGTGCTCGCTTCTGCTCTACAACTTTCTGGCTGTCTCCCAGTAGAGGGATGTAGTCCCTAAAGGCTCCTATATACTCACTCTCTGCAATCGCAGCACCTGACTCCTTACGAAGTACTGCCCTGATAAAGTTGTCTGCAGCAACCTTGAAACTTTGAAAGCCTTCATCAAGTAACGCATTGCTAATGCTGAAACTTTTGTCCTGCGTGTAATTAGCAATAAAGCCGTCTATCAGATCCTTTCTTGGGTTAACCCCGTTAATCTCGGCCTGATCCATAATCCTGTTATCAAACCGCATTCTCTCAGAGTAGGCCAAAGCATTGCCTTCAGCTTCAGATAGTGACTTGCCAGCCTGCCCTCTCTTCCTTTTCTTTTCGTCAATTATCTCCTGAAGCTCTGCCTTGATAGGCACAAGGTTTTCGTAGCCTGATCCGTCTTCTTTAATCTTGAGCCTCTTGAGTAGAGGGATGCCGTCTTTGCCGGCTTGGATTGCCAGATCATTAACCTCCTTGATCTGGTTGTGTCTCCGCATTTCATTGCGAGCTTCCGGCTTGTTAAAGTCTTCCGGCTTGTAGGAGCTGCCAGTTTCTTGAAGGAAGGTTGTGAAGGTTGCCCTCTCATCGCCCTCTCTTGTCACTTCATCCTTGAGGGTTAACTCATCACTGAGCTTCTGCTTCTCTTCCTCTTTAAGAAAATCCTTGTGTGACTGAATCAATGACTGCTTAGTGTCATCTGGAAGATTAGCAAGATCTGTAATCTTCTCTAGGTTGTTCTGATTCCAGTGTTGAACAGCTCTGGCAACATCAGCTTCACCCACTTCAAAACTCTTATATATCTCTGACTCGACAACAGTTTTCTTTATATTGTCATACATAGTCTTTGATGTGGGTGACATTGATATGCCAGTGATATGCTGAGAAACTAGATTCTTCCACTGCGTAGGAAAGTTGACATTGTTAAGATCTAACTTGTCAAAGCCTTGCTTAAACTCGTTAAACTCTTTAAGTCCCGTCTTCTCTCTTTCTTTCGCGGCTGTCTCTGCTTCCTGTTTGATTCTGAGAAGGTTCTTTTCTAGGTCTATCTTCCCTCTGCTAATCCTTCTGTCTACCTCATCAGGATACAGCCTAGAACCAACCTGAAAGGCTGCTAGAAATGTTTTGCCACTCATCGACATCAGAACTTACCTCCTCCTCCGCTAGTAAGCATTTTTAAAGCTCCCGCTTTTCCCCCTCCCAACAGGCCGCCAGTTGCCGCCCCTAAACCAAGGCCAACCACAGAGCCAAACATATCAGCCCCTTGCTGTTGCTGGTTCATATAATCCTGAAATTGATTATTATAGACTCCCTGTGCCAAGCCCAGTGATCTGGCTCCTGCATTCGGATCCAGACCTATGCCGCTTCGGATCCCCATAGGGTTGAAAGCTGCAGCTCCCTGTTGTGCTCCTGCGATCTGTCCAAACTGAGCTACAGGAGTAGTGCCTGATAGGTAGCTGGCTGCATTAGCCAGACGCTGCTGCCTTAACCTGAAGGCTGCATTACCTACCTCGAAAGCCTCCTCTGCTGCTGGTGCTGCACCAAAGACGTTCCCTCTGGCGAACTGTGCGGCTCTGGTTGCTTGCTGCACCTCATCCCGCATACCGGGAGCCAGCTTGTAACCTGACTCAACATCCTCCAAAGCAGCCTTACCGAGTGCATCCCGTACCTTCCTAAATTGAGGATCAGAGATCTCCAGCTCCTTCAGGCGTTGTTTAACAAAGTCAGCCCCGTACTTCTCTTGCACGTTGAGCATTGCCTTTGCCATCCGATCAGCAGACTCTTCAGCGAAATCCAGCTCCTTACGGGATTCGTCAACGTCACCAAAGCCTGTGAAGTCCACAGTCTTCTCTTTGCCATCCATATCTGTGTAGGTGACTTTAGTGCCTTGTCGTGCGGCTGATTCGATTAGCTTCCTAAGTGGTAAACTGTCTATATCAGCCTCAACGCCTTCGCGTGTCGCTGCTGCGTAATCGGGGGGATCCGGTGGATCTGCTGAATACATTCCCATAGCTAAAATTCCTCTTTCAAAAACAATTCTCTGACTGTCAAACTAACTTTCTCAAGATGCTCTTTTCCCCCTGTGAGGAAGGCAGTCATCAAGCCTAATTCTGTTAAAGTGTCTCGGATCACAAGCGCATAAGTTCGCTTAGTATCCCCAGCATCCTCCCAACTGTTAGCGTCTTTCCAAGCATTCAAGGCAACTATATGCAGCGGAAGAAGGCTGTGCCTGTTTGCGATAAAGAAAGGATTATCTGGTAACTCCACCAGAAGCAGAAAGGCCAGATCGCAAGTCTTCTCCCCTGTCCACTTGTCCTGATCGTCAAACAGGTCATCAATAAACCTTGCCGCCTTGCAGATCACATTCAGATACAGGTGTGCCTCCCTGTTTCCCCCGGCACAAAGTTCTACAGCCTTCGCTACTTTATCCTCGTAAGTGATCAAAGGTCTGCCTCCATAGTGTCGATAAACGCCCCGGCTTGTATACTCCTCAGAGCGACATACTTGTCTCCTGTTGTGTCTCCTGTACTCTGCTGCAGCTTAAACTGTAGCTCTCTGAAAGGATCGTACTGTGTGAGGCTGTATCTGAATCTCCTCACCTTCGCATCTGGCAGGGTGAAGGGTAAGACCGGAGCTGAGGCTGTTAGTGTAATTACTCCTGACCCTGTTTCGAGATTGGTAACTATTCTCTCTCCCTCATCCCCGTCCAAGATTGGAATTATGTCCACCTTGGCATTACTGCGATCAAATTCGTACTCTACAAAGTCACCGCTCTTCGGACTAAGCTGATCACCAAAGGCCAAGCCTCTTGTAACTGCCTGCCAAGCTGTGTCTCGGTAGGTGCTCCCGTCGAAAGTGTCCTGATAGTCAGTGGCTACTGCGTTGTCAGGATTAACGTAGTCCCTGAACTCTAAGGGGTTCCCGATCTTGTCCAGAACTATCAGCTTCTCAGCGTAACCGTTGAAGGCTGCCACTGCGAAGTCGATAGCCTTAACTTGATAGCTGGCATTACCCTGCCAGAAGCCTCCCCAAGAGTTAGTGTTTACGTTGTAGACCAGCAGGGCATTGTTGTCTGAACTGCTATCAAGCGGAACAGAGAGAAGGTAGTTACCTCCCCAGAATGTTGCTGCAGCTTTCTGCACTGCTGCACTCCAGTTGATCCGATCAATTAAATTCTGAATTGGGTAGGAGATCACGCCGGCTGTATCGGCTACCATCTCCTCTGCCATTGTACGCTTGAGGCTCCTTACTCCGTCCCGGCTCAGGTAAAGAAGATCCTCCCCTACCTGTGCTACTGCCCTGTGGCTGATAGCTCCTGATTTGTTGCTGACCTGCCGAATCGTAAAAGTGCTTGTAGCGTTGCCGGCTGAAGCTGCCGCTGCTGTCAGTGGGTTGGTATCCACCACATAAACACTACTCTCACAGAAGACTACCACGTTAGTGCCTACCCAAGAGTACATTCCCGTCACAGTTTCGGCTCCTGTGCCTACTTTGAAGGGATTGATAGTGGTTCCCCCGGTAGTGAACAGAGTGCTCGTAGAAGCTAAATTTGGGAGGATAGTGCTAACGAAAATCTGGTTCCCACTGGGATCATAAGCGAACACTCGCCCAGAGTTGGCTATCAGGTACTTTGCATCTGCCGGATAGGTTGTATCTGTGCTGACCGTTTTCACCCAAGCACCGCCAGAATACTTTAACTCGAAAATCTTGTTGCTGCTGCTGTCGCTGCTCCAATACATCTTATCAGCGATCTGGCACATATACGCCGGAGTAGATGCTGGATCCAGAGAGCCGGCTACTGCACTGATTGCTGTGACTGTGCCGTTACTCTCAATCTCGTAAAGGCTGCCGTTTACTGCAGCTATCAATCTCTCTCTACTGTCGGAATCAAAGAAGTGCAGCGTCTGCACGTTGGTGCTGCTGCTGGTGCTGCCTAGAAGGTTTGCAAATCTGTGGAAGCCTCTGCGAGTCTTGAGCACTCCGTTAATCTCAGGAGCCAGATCCTTGATCAGTTCAGCCTGTGACTCGTTGAGGAGGTTTTCTCTAAAGTTAGAGACTTGACCGCCTATGAAACTAGCCTGCCTGTCGTACAGTAGCGTATCGTCAAGTGCATCATTGAAATAGACAGGCATCGCTAAAAGCTAAAATCATTTCGAGTATAGGCTCCTGAAAGATCTTCAGGGGTGATCCTCATAATCTTAGCTGTTTGATTTGTTTCTGCGTCCCTAGCAACTGCCAGCAACCTATCGCCCTCACCTGTTTCAAGCTGGGCTTTGCCGTACTGCCGCTGACGCTTTAGCATATCAGCAGTGCCGTACTTGATCAGTGCGTTATCTATCCCGCTGATCATAGGGGCATCAGTGTCAGCCACTAAAGGCCGGATCTTCTTCTTGCCTAAGATCGTCAACTGGATTGGCTCTGTCTCGTTGAACTCTGGGCGGTTGTACAATCTGACCCTCTGGAACTCGCTCTTGGTTTCCCAAGCGTTCCAGTAAAATTTATTATAGCCGGTAATGTTCTTTACGATGATTGTGTCAGCCGTCTCTTCCTTACTTAGTGAGGTGATCTCTGAGTAACTCTCGAAAGTGACATTCACCGAAGGGCTGGCTGCCAGTGTTACCGTCTCCTTGTAGATCCGATTAGGATCACCTTTCAGCCGGCCAACTACCTCGACCTTCTTCCCAGCATCTGAAGCGTCAACTGTTTCAAAGTAAACACTGCCGTTAACGAGATCAAAATTAATGCCCACACTGGAAATAGGAGAAAACTTACGAGCAGTTCCTTTCTCGTTAAGTGATGCCGGATCTGCCATAAACTGGGTGATGATCTCTGAGGGGATAAGCTCGTCATTGTCTGCTGTAATTGCCAATACGTTGCTGATGTTCTGGGGCATCACCACTGTGTCACCGTACCCAGAAGCGTAGGCTGTTGCTGCTGCTCCTGTGCCGGATCCTCCTGTGAAGGTTACTGTAGGATCCTCCTCGTAGTTCTGGCCGGGATTGGTAAGAACTACCTCCCCCACTGAATCGTTGAATAGCTTGGCTGTGGCTGTTGCACTGCTACCTGTTGAACTCGTAAAACCAACAGTAGGGGCTGCTGTGTAACCACTGCCGCCGCTAGTGACCTCGATGTAAACGATCCTGCCGTCCGGCTGCATCGTCACCCTGTCCACTTCCAAGCTCTCCCTCCAGAGGGCTGAGTCATAGATCAGTTGATGATGCTGTCGAACGTACTCCTTGCATCTGGTGACGCTAGTGCTATCAGTTTTACCAACCAGATTACAGACGTAGTTCGCTATTTCTAGAAGTGTCATTAACCAAGTCCAAATACTAGGATTTTACAAACCTGTGGGGTCTGCAAAACCGATCCGTCACTTGCTTCTCGCAATGTGACTCGAAATCCGCTTGTAGTTTTATTGTCTACATACGGCCAACAGGCTTCCCCCCCGCTTCCTATAGCTTTAGAGACTGCGTTTGTAACCAGAACGATATAATCGTCTGAAGGTACAGCGTCTGAAAAATTAAATTCAATTACGCCTTGGCTAGTCACTATCGGAACCAGAACCAATCTGCTGCCGTTCGTCCAAGTTGTAGGAGTTGTTCCTGATGCCACAAACTGCTGACCAGTTGCATTTGAAGAAGCTCCTACGTTGGTGAAATCGTCACCACTCTTGTACTCTATTATCTTGTACTTCTTTGCACTTGTAAGTGTTCCAGAAGATTGCTCTGTACCAATGTTGTAAGAATTATCTAATGAGAAATTACCTGTGCTTGCTGTGTACAGAAAAGAGCTGCTTATACTCGCCCAAGCCTTTGCAAATATAGGGCAGTTGATTGCCTGCGTAGGAGCAAAAGCATCCTCTACCACTGTAGCGTTAAAGGGATCTGTTACTGCTGCCCCACTGGCTACTCTCACCACACCTGTGGATGCTGTTGAAGCCGGCAGACTCTGCAGGAGCTTCTTAGGTGCAATCTGCTTCAGTGATGCAACGGAGCCGGAAACCCCGTCAGCGTCATAGATTAGCAGCCTATCGTTATCATCGTGAACGTCAGTTGCTGCTGCTACAGTGTCCCAATCTGATACTGCCGTAGTGTGCAGCCTCAGCTTTGCCGCTGTGTTGTTGGTGACATCTGCATTGCTGCTGTTGACCAGCTTGAACTGGCTGGCTTCTACAGCGTTGATGCTGTCGCTTGTGCCGACCAGCATCTTAGAGGATCCGTTTGTTCCTCCCCCTATCATTCCCAAGTCACTAGCGTCTCCTGTGCTGTTGGTTGCCCTAACCTTAACAGTCTGGGATCCCATAGCTGCCAGTTTGGCGTTGCTTACTGCCCCGTCCCTGATTGTGCCGGTAGTTACCGGCTGAGGGGATGCAGTGCTGATCTTGTCAGCAGTTACAGCGTTCGTAGCTAATTCTGTCGAACCTATTGAGCCGGCTGTCACTGTAGCGTTGTCCACCAAGTTGTTCAGCTTGGCAGCCGTAACAGTGTTGCCTGTTGCAAAGGTTTCCCCTTTCGTCAAATAGGTTCCCATCGCTTACGCCTTGCTGGCTGCTGCCTTCTTCTTGGGTGCTGGTGTTACGCTGCTGGCTGCCTCTACGGCTGCCTCTGCTGCATCCTGTGTCTTAGAGATACCGTGACGCAGGAACATCGCAAGAATCGCAGGTACTGCGATCTGTAGCCCCTCTGTGATCGTTGCCTCGCCTGTGGCCACTGAGGCAGCTACTGCTACCAAGGTCGTAATAGAGGCCCAAATTGTTTTGCTTTTTAACATCTTTATTATTCTTTCTTCAGTAATTGTTTAATCTTTAGGAGCACATAGACTATGCTCAAACCTGTCAGCACTATCTTTAAACCTAAGTCTATATTTATTGCCCAGTTCCCCACTCCGGCTGCTGAAACTGCAAGCACCTTTAAATCGTCGAAATTCACTCACTTGCTTCTTTCCCAGTAAGTTCTAAATCCACAAAGGGAGTGTCAATCTCTAGCGTCTTAACCTTGTCCAAATTAATACAGCCAGTTAGCAGTACACCGAAGTAGGCAACTGCTACCAAGAAAATTATTAGAGTTATTTTATTTGTCCTCTGCATCTATCAACTCAACTCTCATTGGCCCCTTCTCGCTGCCTTTGGGTAGGTACTCCTGCCCTCCGTTAGTTGGCAGTTTCTTTTCCACTACAAGCTCCTTGAGCTGGCTGTTGGGAACTATCATCTTAGTCTGCCTGTCGGTGAGGAAAAACGTACAGGAGGTGAGGCCAAGCCTTATCACCCTAGCCTGCCGGCCACTGATATAAAGGATCTCATCGTTCTCAAAGTTGCTCCCCCAAAAAACTAGAATCCCTTGTACGAAATTAAAAAGAACATCCTTAAAGAGCAGTGTCGCAAAAGCGGCAACCAGCAGCCAACCGTAGTGTCCGATTGCCTGCTCTGCCAACTGATCAACATTTACCTGCTCTATTAGGTTTGTCATTCACTAGCTTCTTCTTCAGCCTCTTCTGCAGGTGCTTCTTCAGCAGGAGCTTCTGGAGCTTCTTCTGGTGCTCTGGTGAGGTTTAGTTGGGCTAATGCTAAATCGCCAACATAAGTCGCGTCATCCTTGTCGCTTCCCCAGTTGTTCCACGCATCGCCAGTCACATTCAGCAGACCGGAGTAGAGCGGGTTCTGCCCCCACACTTCGTTGCCTTCTGCATCTGTGATTTTGCCAAATGCGGCTACCGAGAATTGCATACTAAACTCCTGTGCGGAGTTGAGTGTGATTGCCACCTTGCTGGCGTTTAGTTCCGCTGTGGGTACTGTGTTAATTTCAATCATTCTGTTATGCGTTTTCTAAAGTTTCTACTTTTGATTTTAGCTCTTTAATGCAAGCAACCAAAAGCGGCACAAGCTTGGATTGGTCAATGCCTTGATAATCGGGCTGTTCTTCGGTTACTTCTGCAACCGCTTCAACCGCTTCAACTGCCGGTGTCTTTTCATCGCCAACTGCAACACCTTCGGGAAGTTCGTCTCCTTCTTCCCAGTAGGTTGCCGGTTTTGCTTCAACTGCCTCAACTGCCTCCTGCACAACAACAGTTCGCATCGCATCTTTCTCGCCGGTAATCGCCTCTGGAACGTGTTCCGAAACTTCGTGCGCGACGAAACCGTCAACCGTTGTGTCGGGGTCGGCTTTGAAATTAAATCTGTAAACTGGCAAAGCGTCGAGCCGGTCTAGTGCGCCGGTCAACGGTGTAAGATTTTCTTTTAACCGATAGTCGGAACTTGTGTTGAATGCAGTCGCGCTTGCGGTTGTCGAAATGCTGCCAATTACTGATGTGTTTCTCGTGAAAATTGCAGCCAAGTGACCCGTCCCCGCGCCGGTATTTATGTCGTGAATTTGCAGACCGTTTCCGATGTTGCCGTCAAAATACGACATTAGCTTTCCGCTAGAAACTGCCGCTGCTGACGCGCCGACTTGCACGTTGCCGCCGCTGACGGTGATGCCATTGGTAAACGTGGCCAAGCCGGTGCTGGCTATCGTCAGATGAGTGGTTGCATTCGTCCCAAATGACATCGCGTTAGTTGTGTGACTGTATAGCATATAGCCGCGATATAAGTCGGCTCCACTTGTGCCATCGGCAAAATAAATCATTCCGCCAGCATTGTTTGCCGAGTTAATCGTCAGCCCAGCGTTACCTGCTGAAGTTGCGATAATTAATTCATTTGCATCGGAGTGCGCATCAGCTTGTTTATCACCAATAGCCAATGAACCGTCTGCAACAGCACTTGCAACAGTGCCGATTCGTGCTGAAGTGCTGTTTAACTGAACCACCGGCTGAACTTGCGTCACGCCGCTTGCTGAACAAGTGCCATCCGCTGCGCCGCTTCGGTCTTGAACCATCAGCGATTGCGCAGGGTTTGCGAATGCCAAATCTAGGTCAACCGCCGCGCCAATTTGAACAAAGTCCACCAAATCAACGAACATTGTCGGGGTTGTGTTGTTATTGCCGCGAAAAACAATGTAAGCAGTTGTCGATTCTGTCGGTGTAACAGTTGCCTCATATGCCGTATTAGACGAAGCAGTTAAAGACACTTCGCTAATCCCCGCCACCGCCGCCGATGTCGCGCCAGCAGTTTTGCCAAACTTTAAGTAGACGGTTCCACTTGTCACCCGATAGGTGAATTTAATTCGGTATTTTTTCCCCGCAGTTAAGCTGAAAGAATTGCTTATTGCACCGGGGTATCCGCTGCCGTCGCCAGTCCACTCCAAGTCGCCAGTTCCGCTGATTGGCGAAGTAGTATTGCGTTGAAAAGTAGAGGTGTTTTCGGATGTCCAGCCACTTGTGTTTGTTTCAAAATTACCGTTGGTAACTTGGTTCGATGCGTTTCCATACTGGTCAGCAAAATCAACGTCTGCCCGCTCGAAGGCTGTCTGCACCTCGTCTGGTTCAAGTGTCTTGTTCCAGAACCTCGCACGATATATAGTGCCGTTGAAACTATAGGTAGAAGCTGAATTATATGCCGAACCGATTGCTAAATCCCCCGCGCTGTCGAGGGTTGGAAGCACTATTGTTGCCGTGCCGACTTGGTTCCCGTTGTCGTAAAGCGTGGCCGAAGTGCCATCCACGGTTAAAACGAGATGATGAACCTTTAAGTCATCGAGAACCTTTACACCAAAATCGTGGTTACTCCAGCCGCCAGAATAAACACCAAGGTTTCCATTAATTCCACCGCTTGCGAAATTGCCCGTTCCGAAAACAAATCTGCCGCTTGAGCCAAAGTCTGTCAAAAAAATCTGCTTTGGATTTGTTGTCCAACTATCGGCTTTGATGACAAACTCAAACGAAAACTTGGTTCCCAATTTTGGTGGCGAGGCAATGTCGATGTTTCCCGCCGCACCATCAAAATGCAAGCCCTGCCCGTCTGAGCTATTAACTAACTCTCGGACAATCTCCCCGCCACTCGTGGTGGTGGAGTTGTTAATTATGTTGGCTATACCCATAGCTTAGTCTCCCAATCTGCCGCTGTGGCTGACGTTTACCTTGCCTGTGCCGCTTGCGACTGTGAATGACATCCCGCCAGTGTATCCGCTAAAGCTGATCACTCCACCTGTGCCGTCCTCGTCTGCTGTGCAGGCTGCCAAAATGCCGGTGTATAGGCCGCTCGTAGTCCCAACAAACTGAGCATCACTTGAGTTGCCTAGCCGGTAGAAAACTGGAGTAGTGCCCACGTTCTGGATAAGCAGAAAAGCCGGTGAACACTCATCGTTTAATCCTACTGGCAGCTTAGTCTCTCCAGCTACCAAAGCTATTTCCTCGTTCGTTGTCGCGCCAAAGTTGGCTAAAGCATCATTCTGTCTACTCATCGTCTTATAAATTCCAAATCTTTTTCATTTGCCGCTTTGAATAACGGCTCTTCCACCCCTTAGAGTTTAGCTCTGCAGACCTGCAAGCCTGCTTCACTTCCTGCTTCTGTGTGAGTGGTTTGTGTTGGCCTCCGAAGCTGAAACTGGTGGGTACTTCCACCTTGATCCACTTCTGGCCTCCTTCAAATCGTTCAACAAGATCAGGAGAGGCTAGGAACTCCCTAACCTCCCCCGTCTCGGTATTCTTATAATCAAGCAGTGGCATCAGCTTACTGCATACAGCGGTATCCAGTATTTAGTGCCGAGGACATCAACGAGGACTGCCTTGTGCATCCCTCCCGGTGCTCCTCCGCTGCCAGTTACGTCTACTGTAGTGATATTATTATCCCCGTCAGTTGTGGCGGCTGCTGTTCCAGTTAGCTTTAGAAAAGGGGTAGCAGAGCCGCCTGTAGTGCCGTCTCCAATACTAGCCTCTATTTCTATAGGCTTCTGGTTGCTGTTACTCCCGTCAGTTTTAAACTGACGGCCTTCAAGTGGTTTTCCAATTATCGGCATATTACATCATTCCTCCCTGAGCGTCGATTTTTACCATCTCTGCCATTAGTTCGTCGCGGTTTGGGCCTTCTTCCACTACTTCCTCCTTAACGGTTTCATCTGGGTAAGCAGGCTCTCCGTTTACAGTCTCCATAGCGATTTCAAGCATATCACCGTCTTCGCCTGATACAGTTCCCTCTATTGTGAAGGAGACTGAATCACCTTGTTCCGGCGAGAGCATCTCACCGTCTTCTCCAGCCATCATTAAGCTGGCTGCTGGTATCATTACGTTTGGCATAAGTATAAACTAGGAGGGGAATTACCCCCTCCCAGTTGGTTAATCTTAGCTGTAGTTTGTACCACTGTAGACCTGAGCCAAAAATTTCGGCTGCAGGATTGCCTGACCGTAGTAGGTCTTGAAGCCAACAGTGGTGAGCTGTGCGAGCGGATCAGTCTTATCTGCCCCCTGAGCAATCTGCATCTTCGGAGCGTAGGGGCTTTGAGAAGCCAGATCCACAGTACCGAAGGCTTGATCACCAAACACAAACGTGGAGTAAACCCCGCCAGTTGCGTTATAGGTGACTCGCTTGGTAGCGTTGCCGTGCTCAGTCTGATAGGCGTTGGTTGTCTCGATGCAGCGGATACCTGCATAACGACCAACTTCACCCTTCATAATTGCATCAGGATCACCGTAGTGGCGTGAGCTGATCCAATCAGAATCATTCTGCAAATCACGCAACACTCTTGGATCCGCAACAGCAGTGTAATAGCCATTAGTAGCCGGAGCGTTGTTGACCTTCAGAGCCGTAGCTGTGTCCAGCAACTCAAGACCTGTCATAACCTGAGATGATGTAGGAGCTGCTGCGTAATAAGCTGCAGAACCAGCGAATCGTTCGATCTTGTTTGCCGTCATCGCAGTCCCTCCAGTGATAGAAGTGTCATCACCCAAGGTGTAAGCGATCTTGGTATCCAAGTGCAGAGCTGCATCCTGACCGTTGACAGTGGTAGCCTGCTCAAGGTGATCAAAGAGAGCCTGTGCGGTTAAGAGATCAGAAATTCCAATCACTTGACCGTATTGCTGAAGATCAACGTCAACTTTATTAAGCGTCAATTCCTTGTACGCACCTTTGGCCCAAGCTGTGCCTGAGCTGTGTCCGTCACCTTCGGTAAGACCTTTAATATTGCTGGTTTCTGGTTCAACATAACTGAAAAAACGCACTGAGTTTTTTCCCGCTTTTTCTGGAAGGTTTGCCTTTTTAGCGAACTGTTCCAGAACGATGTTTTGAACTATCTGCTTGAGTAGTTCTTTTGAAAAGTACCTTTGTAAGCTGTCACTAATTCCAGCACTTGAGGTATCTGTAATTCCTGCCATTGTTCTATTCTATTTATAAGTTTATAGCTGCACCCCGTTGATCGTGATCCTTGACTATCTTCAGCAGTTCGCTTCTTTGGCGTTCTGCTGTCATATCGTTAAAGGATTCCAATCTACCCGATTGGTCAACGGTTGTTCCGTTTATTTGTAATTTGCCGTTTAGCTCCTCGTTCTCTTTCTTGAGACGATTCACTTCGACCTCCAAGTCATCCGCTTTCTTCGCTTTAAGAAACGCCTTAGCAGCTTCCACTGCATCGTTGATGCCCTCTGGGTAGGTTGCCAAAATCTTCTTACGATCAAGCAGTTCAGAAGTGTATTTATACAGTTCGGAGTCTTGATTCTTCAGTTCAGGATTATCCTTCACCTGCTGACTCAAGTTTGACTCCCATTGCTCCATAACCGTCCTCTGCGCGTTGAGAACTTCCTGCTGCTGTATCGTATCCCTAGCTGTTTGAGCTTTCTGTAGTGCTAACTCTGCAAGGTCATCGCGCCCTTCTTCCCGGTACTCCTTCGCTATCTGCTCGTAGTCATCTGGGGTGAATTGTGCGGCTTCCTTACGTTGCTGAATATCTGAAAACGCATCTGCTTTTTTAGCTTCAAGCTGTTGACGTTCTTCAGCCAACTTTGCTTGCTCTGCCTTTAAGTCCTCTTTGGCAGCGTTTACTTCTTTCCAGCTCTTATTAGCCCTCTCTTGGCTCTTTTTAGCTCTGGTATACTTCGACTTTGGTTTTTCCTCAGAAGGCTCTTCTGGCGCATCCTGTGGCTCAGGAGCTTCTTCCTTGGCTTTGTCTTCTACGTTGACCGTCTCGCTAGTTGGTTCCTCTGCTGCGTTGTCAGAGGTTGGGGTGCTCGCAGTGTCACTCGCGGGGGCATTGCCATCTATTTCAGAGAGCTGCCCTAATAGCTGATCGCGTGTGATTTCTACCTCACCAGCTTGTACTGTACCTGTGTCAGACATAAATTTTTAGAATTTTCTAGGGTTCAATAACCAAGCTAGGTCATCTGTCACTCCCTCAGCTACCGGGGCTTTTTCTGGTTGTCTCACCATTAGCCCGTCAATAGATGCAAGAGCACCCTTAAATCCTCCAGCCCAACCTGCTTCATAAGTCAGATTCGACTTGCTGCTCGAAATTAGTCTTTCCATTTGGTGCAGGTGCAACTGTAGAAGTGAACTATTTAATTTCTGCCCTGTGGAGGAACTGAAGAAAGCTCTTAGTGCTTCAGTATCCTGATCACCCCACTCCGGGGGTTGCGGGTATCCGTTGTTCCTGTTGAACGCCCTCAGCGTTCTCCATATCTGTGTTAGTCGCTTCATTTGCTGCTTGAGCTGCCTGCTCAAAAAACTCGCTTAGATCCCGCTCGATCTCCCTGCCGGCTTTGGGATCCTTCTCCTTCAACTGCGTAACGTGTGCAGCTAAATGTTGCTGTAGCATCTGCCCCTCTATTGGCTCAGGGGCTGCCCCTTCTGCAGCTCTCTGTTGGATGTACTGCATCACCGTTTGGATATGCACCAGATCATCGTCAGCCGGCTTAACCTGTGCCGGGAAGCCAAGCCTTAGTATGCCGATCTCTTCGGCTTGTTGTTCAGCCTGATCAGACGCTTGGATATTTGGATCCTGAAATAGTCTCTTGACCAGTGTCGCGTCATCAGCTTCCAGAACCGACTTCCTGAGTTGGCTCTGGTTGATAAAGGGGTCATTGTTAAACATCTGCAGGCGTTGCATTGCCTTGTTGAACAGAAAGGTTTTATTCACCCCGTCAGCGGATCCAGTTGGCTGGATCGTATAGTTCTGCCCCAGTGCTTCCTGTGGAATCTCCTGTGCAGTGTCCAGATACCAGTAGTTCAGATCTGTAGAATCGTACTGCTGCAGTAAGCTCCAGCTCATACGGTACAGTTTCCCCAAAGCAATGCGGAAGATCCGCATCCTCAAGTCTGTGCTTTGCTGTGAAAGATTGCTTACTGCCTCGACCTCTGTGGCTGTTCTGCGTTCTGGAAAGGCGAGCGTCTGGTTCAACCCAAAGTCCGGCGTGCTAATCCTTTGCTGGGCAATCTCCCGCATCAGGTTCATCTGCTGATCAAAGCTGATTGGAGGGGATTGCTGGGCTACCGGCTGGATGTCGTAGGGCAGGATCTGCCCCGGTGACATTCGGATATTGCCGGCGTTGGGGATCTCTCTGCTGGTACGGTACAGAGGCTGATTGAAGAGAGTCATTGCGTCATTCTTCTCGTTCAACAGCTTGCAGAGCTGTGCCTCAAATATTGCCACCTGTTCCACCACTCCCCGGCTGCTGTAATATCCGGCATCCTTAATCTCGTAAGGGAAAGCAACAAAGGGAGGCTTGCCGTGGTTATACGGGATCTTCATCACAGGACGCAGATTCAGATCCGGCTGTGTAGGTGAGTAGGTGCAGATCCTCCACTCCCCTGATTCCTCGCAGCGATAGTAAACTTCCCAGACGATGATCCGGCCCTTGCTGTCGAAGGTTAAACCCTCCCGCTGATACTTGATCTCTCTGGTTGTTAGATCCCCAGACTCTTCATCGTAGCTGCCAACAATCTGCTCCAGCACTTCAGGATCCTGATCTAGAGTCTTGTTACGCTTGTAAGCCTCCACTGTGTAGGTGCTCACCTGCGTGATCCTGTCAGCCGTCTCCAAGCTCCTAGTGTTGGGTGGAACGATCAAGTGCTGAGGATCTACAGCGTAGTAATCCAAACACTTCTTGTGGTGATTCCAAACCACTTTCATCAACCCCGTACCACTTACCAGTGTGCTGTCGATCACAGTAAGGATCTCAGTCTCCAGATTGCTCTTCTGCTTGAGGCGGTGATCAAACCACTGAGCTGCTGCAGTGGTTAGCTCTGCAACCTGTGGGCTGTTGGGGATAAAGCTGGCTACCAGATCAGTAGCGAATAGCTGCTGAAAATAGTGGGGCTTGAGTTTCTCGATGATTGAGTCACTCAGCGGAAAGTGAACATCTGAGGCAGTTGGCCAAGGCTTCGTCTTGCGACGAAGACCGTGATGCCTCATCTCATAAAACATTCTCTGGCGAGTGTCCCAGAGGCTACGATCTGCCAGATCCTGCAGGACACTGGCGTTTAATTTTTCTCTGTGCATTTATTTATCCGCATCTCCGGCGGTAACAGCGTCCAGTGATAAAATTGTCTGGTGCATCGCCAGAACGCCGATAATTGTTGCGTAATTCAGCTCGAACTCTTGAGCGTATCTGTCTATTAGTTTAGCCAGATCCTGACTGAATGCTGTTGCTTGATCTTCTGGAGACATAAAAAAAGCCGCCCCCTCAGAAAAAGGGGACGGCCACACAGATATGTAAACCGCGAATAAGAACTAATTCAGACCGCAGTCAACACAGCCACTCTAGGCAATAGCGTCGATTTCACAAAACAACTTTTGCACTTTCTTCTTCAGCTCCTCCAAGCCTTCGTTGTTGTTGATAGTGTAATCGTAGCCATCAAAGTCTTTCAGGGCGTTCTCTGAGCTGTGTGAATCCTGCAGCCCTGTGTCTCTCTGTACGTTCACCAGAACGCCCCTGCTTCGGATGAAGTGGGCTTCGTTGGGATACCTGACATCGGTGATTACAGTGATCTGCTTCTTGTCAAAGTTGTATCTTACTTTATCAAACATCTGATCAATCCAGTAGGATTTACCGAAGTAGTGCCGGCAGTAGTCTGCACCGTACCACTGCAGCATCGGTCTAAACCTCTCCTTGTCCTGCTCAATCATCTCCACCTTGACGTTTAGCATCTCAGCAACCTCCTGCTTGAGGTTGTCAGCAAATGCCTCCCGCTTGAGCCGGCCCTTTCTGGTGATCTCCTGCATCAGCCGGCAGACCGTATCCTTACCGCTTCGCTTGGTTCCGCTCAGTCCGATTATTTGCATCCAGCTCACTCCACTGCTTTCTCAATCTCGTACTCCAGATCTATAATCACCTCCAGAGTGTCCTCTACAAACTTCCGGCCTTCAGGGCTGCTCTTCATCGCGTCCCTGAATCCCTTCGGGTTCCCCTCTATCAGGGTCTTCGTGTTGTCCAACTGAATCGGGGTCTTGCAGCCACTTGTCAAGACGGCTGCGCTTATCAGACTGACGATCAGCAGCCTGCTTCTGTATCTGTGTTTTTTCTGTTTCTTTTGCATAACCAAAAGCCTCTTTCAGTATCTCCAGTATTACTCTAATTATTCCTATCATCCCGTGTTGATCCCCATTGAATTGATTAGTTGATTCTCTCCGTTTAACTCCAGCAGCCCCTCCTCAAATATATCCTCCAGAGTGGCCTGCCTTGGCCCCTCCTGCATCAGGAACTCCGAAGTGTAGGAAGCTGCCATTACAAAGGCATCAGCCCTGTCTGGGCTGCTGAAGCCTCTTGCCCTGCATTCTGCTTTGCTCTCCAGATTTAGCTTCCCTGTCTTAGTTGTTGCCACTCTCCGGTTGGTTAGCTGGGCGTGCAGGATCTCATCATCAGGCACAACAATATCCGACTTCTCGATCTGTCTGGCTGCGTTAAACCACATCTCTGCCGATCTATTGGCAAACCTGTCAGGTTCGTGTGCTCGACTGCCTAAATTGATCTGGTGCATAGGCCAACCCATTTCTGCCAACTGCTGTGCCATTGGCAGCCCCAAGCCTCCAGCATCACAAAAGATCTGTTGAGGCTTTAGCCCAGCCCTCTCAAACTCCAAGGCAAACCTGCCACAGGCTGCCATCGTATTCCGATCTCTCCAGCTCAGGAGCTTGGTGATGTGGTTGCCGTTCCTGACGCAGAGGACGTTCTCATCAGCTCCTGCTGCAAAGTCTACAGCAGCCACTACCTCACCCTTCTGTTTCTTTGGAGGATTCTCCAGACAGTGCATCAGGCTATCCCAAGGGATCACTGTGCTCTCTCCTGACTCCTCCATAAATTCCGCTCTGATCATCGAAGCAATCAGTGGGTGACTTGCTCCCCATTTCTCTATCTGGTTATCTATCCACTCCTTTTCTATATGCGGACAGTCATAGGCTGTAACCGTATGCAGATCCCAGAAATCCTGTTCCTTACTGAAGCATCTATAAAACTGTCCTTTACAGCCTCCCGGTGATGACATCAGTAGCACCCTATTTGGCTGGCATCGTTCCAAAGCCATAAAGATCTCATCCTTCACCGTCTTAGCCTCATCAATTATCATCAAAAGGTTATCAGCGTGCCAACCCTCAAACCTGCCGGGATCGTCTGTACTGAACCCTATCACCCTGCTGCCGTTAGGTGTACTCAGCTCAGTCTGATTGATCTGGATCCCCAAGCCTCCAACCTTCCGGGCCAAGCTCCTGATCGTTGGCCACATCTGTTCCTTCACCTGCCGGTATACCCCCGAAGTCGTAACGCAAACGCTGTTGGGATACAGCAGGGCGTGCCACAAGGCTGCAGGAGCCGCACACATCGCCGTCTTCCCTGAACCGTTGGCTGCCTTCAGGGCTATCCTAGTCTTCGGCTTGCTGAGGCTCTGCAGCACCTTCTTCTGCCAAGGGTGCAGCTTTAGCTTAAAGATCTTCTCTGCGAAAACATCACAGTCAGAGTCGGATCTTTTCTGCTGTTTCTGCTTTGTAGTAGCAGTTTGCTTTTCTGATTTTGCTTCTATTGTCATCACTCTTTGGGCCTTCCACCCAAGCCTCCCGAATCATCTCAGGAGTGTCTCCCCTGCCACTAACCAACTCCTGCACCAGCAGGCAGTCACTCAACAAATAGAGCAGCTTGGTAGGCTTTCTAAAGGCAAAGGCAAACGCCTTCCCTGCCAGCACCTTGTCACTCCCCAGCAGCATCTCACCACTGTGCTGCTCCATCAGTGCCTTGTAATCAAACCGCCGCCACTTCACCTCTACTGCAGCCTCCAGATAGTCCACTGTGGTCAGGATCCCGTCCAGATGACTCATCTGCTCCCCGCTGCCCTCATAATACAGCTTCTTCCCCTGCTTGAGGCTGTGAGCGATATACCTCACTACAGCCTCCTTCTCCTTCTCTGCTGCCTCCTCGTTCACCTCAGTATCTTCAGCTTCTCCTTCAGCTTCCGATGCAAATCCTTGTTGCCAATCTTCGTTGCCTCTATCGCTGTCCTCACCATCCCCTTGTCCGGCTTTGGCTGCATCAGGAGGCTCAAGCTCAACTCTGTCCAATACTGCTTGGCACTGTCCACCCCTGCCGGCCTATGCTGCCGCCTCTGCTCCTCCCAGCTATCCGCATATCCCTCCTCTAGCTTCATATACCACTCCGGCACAACCCTGCCGCCAAATAGCTCCAGCGTCTTCTGGACAACATCAGCCACCTAAAACAGGACTCTCTCCACGATGCCCACAGAAGCATTCAAACCTAGCAAAGTGGTCATAATAATCATCCCGCCTGACCTCCAGTATCTCCAGCTTCTCCACTGGGTTGCTCTTGCTGCATTGCAGGCAGTACAGCCTCGATTCTGCTGGTACAGGATCAGCGTCAGGCTTCTGATATTCTGTGGAGAAATTAGGAGGGGGAGAGTCAGGTGTGCGAGGGTTAGGAGGGGGGTGGGGGGCGGAATCAACCCCCTCCCCTGTTGTGGGGCTGCCCCCCTCTTGTTCTGGCTGGCTAGGATTGGCCCCTAGATTGGCCCCCAACCTCTCAGGATCCTTAGCATCCACATCAATAACATTCGATTCATAGTCAGATGATGAGTCCAGAGCATTACGTTGCTGCTGCATCTCTAGCAGTTGCTCAGGTGAGATCGTCGAAGAGAAAGACATCGTCTGCATCTCCACCTTCTTGCTAGTGCTGTAGTCTTTACTGAAGCGAGACTGTAGTGTTTTCAGGGCCAAGTGGCCGTCACCATTGACGATTTGCTCGTTGATAGTTATGTGGCAGAGGTTGGCATATTGACTCTCTGCGTGCGCTATGCTGTCCGAAAAGTCAGGGAATGTTTTTTTCCACCTGTAAAGCGTATCTCTAGTAATTCCAGTGGCTGCAGCAGCTCTCTCTATCGGTAAGCCTGCAGCAATATATCGCAGTAAAGAGTCAACTATTTCAGGAGTGTAATCTGTCGGTCTTCCCATCAGTTTCCCTCTAGCCACATCTCTTGTAACTGTCATCACTGACTTAGGCAGGTGAATCGTTTCAAGATGCTGCGCTCTCTCAATCCTTTCTCCCTCAGACATCTGCGCTACAGCTTTGTCTGTCTGCTTCACCCTTCTGGGCAGCTTCTTCTTAGCTGTTTTTTTCTTCTTTGCTGCCATATCGGTGCTTTCTGCAGTAGTCGAGTAACTCTCTGATTTCAAACCTCAGAGCCTCCTCCACTTCTTGCTTTGGTCTTCCGGTGTATTTGGCAATATACGGTATTGAATCGCCTTGCATAAATAGCATTCTTGCCGTCATTGGTGGGATTTTCTCCCCGTCTTTGTTCACTGCCATAGCTTCTCCCCTATCTTCATCAAGATCTCCCCTTCTGCGTTCTTCACCTTCTGCAGTTGCAGCAGTCCTCTCCTGATTATTTCTGCTGCCTGTCCTTCCTTACCTGCCAGTTCTCTGGCTAGGCTTTTCTCCGCCTCTTGCAGTTCTGTCATCAGTTGTTGGTTAGCAATATGCTTTTCCTGAGCCATAGATAGCCCTCCAGTGCCTTTTTATTTCTCTTTAGTGTCATCACAGTACTCACAGTCTACTAATGCCTTACAGAGGCTTCTAGAGGCTTCTCCTTAATTCTGCAAGCTGTTCAGCAAACTGCAGCCTCTCAGCGTCAGAGAGCTTCTGCCGTTGCTGCTGAGGCTTACTGGCAGCCTTCTGGCTGGCTGGCTTAGGGTTGACCTTACCGGCAGCCTTCTGCTCCAAGATGCTGATAGCATCCAGCAGCTCCCGGTACTCAGCCTTGTGCTCCTGCCGGATCCGGTTAGATCCGCTGACGCAGTAGACCCCAGCCTCCTCCAGCTCTCGCTTCCGCTTCTGCAGCATCTCCACCTGCTGCTTGAATCCCCACACTTCTCCCCTAGATAGTTCTCTGTATACTTCTGTAATCTTATTATTATTATTACTATCAGTATCAGTATTATTATTATTCTTAACTAGGTTATTATCTATTCTAGTAATAGTACTATTATTACTTTTAGTACTAAAAGTAGATACAGGTTTATTTAAAGTAATAATCATATATATACTGTTATTAGTTATATTAGTTATATATTACGAAAAAAAGGCATCTAACCCTCTCACCCTTAACGGTTTGCAGCTACAGAACGGTAGCCTTCTCTGGAATTAGCTGTCTGTTTATTCCAGAGATAACGATCAAACTGTACTGCCTGATCCTTGTATTTTGGGTATGTTTTAGTGATAGAATCAAACGCTTTCAAAGCGTGCCTTGCTGCTCCTCTCTTCTTGTTCAGCACAGTGTCGATAGCTCCTACAGTGTAGCCCTTCCTGTTTAAAATTGAGCATACGATGTACCTAGCCCAAACAATGTGAAACTTCCTTCTTTTGCCTCTGATTTCACCAAAATCTAAACCCCAGTATTTCTCTGCTGCAGTGATTATCTGATTAGCCTCATAAAGAGGCAGAGGGGGGTTTTCAGGCACGTTGGTTAAAGCACCTTCCACAGGATCAGAAAGTCCCTCTCTTGCCCCTTCAGCTTCCTCTGTTCCCTTGTCACTGCGAAGGTCTTCCCTGCTTCCTTCATATCCTTCACCATATTCTCGATTATCCAGCTTTCGCTTGCTGACTGACAGGGTTCGCTGAACTGAATTGAGTTTTCTGGTAGCTGCTCCCTGCTGATTATTTTCATTACTTGCCTTTCGTTTGCTTGCCATATTTCAACCTTGATTTCTGTTTTAACCCTCGTTTGTCCAGCACTCGCTCCAGCTTTCTCTTAAACTCCCCCAGATCCCCCTTGCCGAAGCAAGGGGCGTGATCTGAGCCGTCTGGAGCTGTTTGAATTACCTGATGCTTATCGCTCACCAGCAGCCTCCTCTAGGTTGTTGGGATCCAGAGGCTGCAGCCTTCCCAGAGTTGGCTTGTATTTCTTTTGAAGCTGCCAGATCTCCAATGCCTTACTGAACATACTCCAAGCGTCTTTCATCTCCTCAGTTGTCCAAATCTTCTCTACTGGAGCCTCCGGCTTGGCTGAGTTTATTACCAGTGACATACAAGCCGGCATTGGCTTGAATGCCTTGCGATAAGCTGCCAACTGTAAGGCCCAAGTATCGTAAAAGTTAGCTTTACTCCCCTTTACGTTCTGCGTCTTGAAGTCGATCAGCATCGAGGGGAACTTGTTGTATTTTGTTTGGCCAACCAGATCGACAGTGCCGGCATATCCGTACCTGTGATTCACTACAACCTTCTCAGCCGCCATTACCTTCACAAGTCTATCCTTAGACCACTCTATGTATTTCACGACATAGGGCAGAACGTCAGGATCGTTTTCGTGATTGAAGATGCCATTGTTGTAATCCTCAATCTGGTTGTGAACTCTAGTGCCGAAGTCTAGGATCTCGCCCTGCTCCCCTTTCAGGTTGTGGTGGATCCGATTCTTGTAGCCTTGCAGATCTTCGTCCTCCAGTGGCCTCTTGTAATAACTCTCCTCGATACACTTGTCGCACTTCCACTTGGTTAGCTGTGGCTTGTCTAGGATCCCCAGCAGTGTGGTCACTGAAGGGTAAAGATCCTGTTTCCTAGCGTGTCGCAGTGTGGTGTTCTTCCCATCTGGCTGGGTATGTAGCGGAGAGCCACTGGCTGTGTACCAGTGGCCCCCGCTTTGGCCCTTAGCCTCAATTTTCTTTGGCTGTACTATTAACATATCTGTGTCCTCACTGATTAGAAGGGTTGGTTATCCTCAGTCACTGACTGAGTAGCAGCCTGCACTGTGTTTTTTAGTGCTCGCTCCTTTATCCGATCTCTGGCTGCAGTTGGATCCCACTCGCCGGAGGGTTCCAACGCTTTAGTCTCTGGGTTAATTGTTGAGACGTTTGCCCAGACTCTGCCGTTATCGTCAGGGTTATGCTTGACGTTAAGAGTAGCCCCTTTGCCCAGTAGAAGCCCCTTCAGGTCGATATTGCCCTCTGTGGGTAGTTTCACCCCCCAGTTATCCAGATTGTCCCGTAGCTTCGCAATCTGCCCCGTCTGCCCCGGTTCTGGTTTGAAAAGGCTGGCAGGGAAATCTGCTGATATTGCAAACGGTCTACCGTCCTGCATCTTAGTCTCCAGCTCAAAGACCAATCTGGCCCTCGGCTTAGGCTGCCAAGCAGGGTTTTTGCTGGGTACACAGTAGCGACCTAGATCATCAGGCTGCACTCCCATAGCTTCACCTATGTCGATCACATCGACACAGACGGCTGTAAGCATTCCCTCTGGGGCTAGTTCATACTCTTTCTTCTCCTTTTGTGTTATTAACATATCTGTTATTTATCTTTTGTTTCTAGTTCTTCAACACACTGCACCAGATCTGATCTGCGTAGGATGTTGAGAAAGTCTTCAGCCGGCAGCGTACAGAGCCAGCCGTAATTATTCTTGGTGTGAGCTACTACCGGGATCTTGCCGGCAGCCTTATCAAATAAAGCCTGTTTGATTGCGTCCCAGATGTTCAGCCTCTCCACGTTCTTCACTTCCCAGTGGATAGCCGGCAGCTCAGGGCATTGGACATCAGCAGAGGATCCGTCTGGTGACTTGCCTGAGAACTGCTGGCTCCTGAAGCTCTTGCCGAAGCCAAACTCCCGTAGCATATCCCGCCACTGGCGTTCGCCCCTTTTGCCTTTTTCTCTGCTTAATTTGCCACCCATTGCTCCAAATGCTTGACGTTGATTCTTGTGATCTGAGGGCTGAGTTTTACCGCTTTCAAGGTGTTGGCCTTAATCGCCCTTCTGATGGTGTCAGGAGACACTGAGAGCCTCTTCGCGGCAGCCTGCACTGAGATATGAGTTACCACTGGGATCCTCCTTGAGGGTTGGAGGTAGAGGAGTGAGACGCTTGTGCTCGCAGGGACAAACTAAGAAAAACCCTGCATCTTACTGTCCTAGTTAGAAGGAGCTGGTTCATAGCTTTGCGCGAGAGACCAGCTCAACAAGCACGCCTGTCATTGTCATACTCCTCGACTTAGCTAATGCCCTTAACCGTCTAATGACAAAGAGCGGAAACCGATAGTGAACGCTCTTCCTTTTTTCCTCCTCTACCTCCTGATAACTCATAACATTCACGCCAGTGATAGGCGTGCAAACTGTGTACACTGTGGCTACTGAATAGGCAAGGGGTTTTTTTAAATAATTGAGGTTTAATATGTACTGAAAAAAGAGGTTGACTGTGTACACGCGCTTTGCAAGCCTCCCGCCGTTATGCCCGCCAAGGCCAAGAAAAACAAAGAACTGGTACACTTCCGCTTTGATGCGGATCTGAACGAGTTGCTTGAGGCTGCCTCCGACTATCTTGGGACTACCAAAACTGATCTAGTCGAAAATTGTATCAGACTCAACCTCGATGAAGTCATTAACTCTGAGGAAGGACGTAAGGCGGCGGCTGCCAAGCTCTTTAAGAAGGTGCGTCGAAAAACAGAGCTGTAATATTTCTTCTTTTGTTTTCCCCGTAGTTCTCTCTGCCTCTTTCAGAGAACTTGATTGCTCCGCATCAATCAGTAATTTCATCTGTGTATTTTAGTTTTTAAGCTGGGACAAATACAGTCCAATAGGTGAAAACTGTGTACACTGTCAATAAAAGTAGTGCAATAATAAAACACAAAAAAACCCTCCTGCCTTCAAAAAAAACAGGAGAGTTGCAACAGATTGCAACAGTTAAAAAACCGTTGCTCTATTTTACGATCTCCACCTTTACCTTCAGGATCCCGGCATCTGTGTGGCAGAGCTGCTGGAAGGCTTTACGAGAGAGATCCAGATCCCTCCCTTTTATGAAAGGCCCCCGGTCTGTGATCACAACAATCACCGACTTTGGCCCAAGTCTCACCTTCAGCTTAGTCCCGAAGGGCAGCGTCTTGTGAGCTGCTGTCAGCTTCTCAGGATCGAAGTAAGAGTACTTCCAGTTCAGGTGATGCGATGCTGTTGGCCGGCCTGCGTATTTAGCCCCGTAATAGCTCGCTACAGCCTCTGTTTCAGTTGCATAGGGTCTTGACACTACCCAGCCAAATACGAGGCCACAGAGGGCTATTGTGCTGATTAGTTTCACGCTGCTGCCCCCTTTCTGATGTTGAAGGCAGGAGTCTTCAGCATACTGACGTAGTTGGCCTTAGCTACCTCTGGGGTGTTGCCCAGCATCTCAGCAGCAAGCCAGACAGATTTGGTCTGAAGAGCTACCTGACTGCCGAAGTACTTACGCAGATCATAAGCCTTCTTTTTGTTGGTAAAGCCCAGCTCTGTGAGCTTGGCGTTTAATCGCCTCCAGACCTTATCTGTGCGCTCTGTCATAGAGCCGGCTAGGATATGCTCCCCTTCCTTGTTGTGGCTCTCAAACAGCTCCCTGTCGCTCTCTGATTGGTAAGGGAGATCTCTGGGCTTGCCGTCCACCTTGCTGACCAAGACAGAGAAAACGTGAGGCAGCAGCCAATGATGCTTGGCTCTGCTGGCTTCACTGTTACGAAGGCCATACTCTGCCATCAGCTTGAAAGCGATGTAGAGCTGGGGATCAGAATCCTTGATACTGTCGAAGTATTGGAACGCCTTCTCATACCTGCCATCTGTGGCAGCAGCCCAGCCCTTGATCTTGGTCTGGCTCACCTTGAAGTTAAGAACGTCCCAGTTCTCCGGCAGCTCGTAGTACTGCAGCAGCTTGTCTGCCCAGATCGAGAGAGCACAGCGGAGGATGCTGGCAGCCTTATCCTTCCGCTTGGCCTTCTCCTCATCATCTCCAAACCTGCCTACGCAGCTCTTCACCCACTTCTTCAAGACCTGAGCAGTGAGCTTGCTGGCCGGATCAGTGAGCTTCAGGTTGTTCTCCCGAAGCAGCCTCTTGTAGCAACAACGGTTGCCGATGATAGTTGACTCCTTCACCTCTGCCTCTCGCTCGTAGATGCTGAGGCACTGCTGAAAAGTCATCACCTTCTTCTCCTTCCGCTCCAGCTTGGTCACTGTGTCGTAGTTGCCTGCTGCCAGCTCCTCCAGCCACTTCTGTACTCGCTGGGCTGCTGTTGTCTTGTCCGTAGTCTCAGGGCTGTGTTTAGTTCTAACCCCGTCAATCATTGCCCGATACTGATAGCGTCCCGTAGGGAGAACTGTCAGCCTCTTGGTGATCTTCTTTATTGTCGGTATTTTCATATCTGTGTGTGTGGGTGATGTTGTTTAGCATCACTCCCCTATGCCCTCCGAAGAGGGCAACGGGGAGGGGTGACTTCAGTCTGCAAGAGAAACTTGCTCAATGTTGGATCTCAGGATACCCCCCGGCTTAGTCACTATCTGTTCCAGCCCTTTCCTTGTCATAAAAACAAAGTAGTTATCAAAGGCCTGAACAGGTTGTACCGTTACCAAGCCTTTGCTTTCCAAGGAGCGCATAGACTTGTGCTCTGCTGCTCCGGAAATCCTTATCGCTTTAACAGCCTTACCGTTTTCTTCTATCATTAGGCTGCTCGGTGTTCTGTAAAGAATCGCAGTCTGTTTTTGTGTTAGTGAGTACATATCTGTGTGTGTGTTTAGGCTGTAACTGTTTCCTGTTTGTTTATTTGCTTCACTACTTCCGCAGCGTCTAAGAGCATTTGAGCGTTACGCTCTAAGCTGCGCTCAAGCTCAAGCAGTTCAAGGTTCTTGCCGAACTCCCACATACTTGGGCCGCCATCTATTGCGAAGTCTGCCCTCTTCACTGCATACTTGAGCGATCTGGAAAGGTGATCGACTTTGAGGGCTTCGCTTCCGTCAAACCAGTGCTGCTCAATAGCGGCAACTGCGTCTTTTAGTTCTTTTGTCATATCTGTGTGTTTGTTTTGTGTCCGGCTTTATTGCCGTAACGGGGATAACCATAGTAGACACTGTGTACACAGTCAAGCGTTTTAATCAAATGATTTTCCTCTTGTTTACTGAGGTTTTTGAAGAGTTTGAAAAAAAAGATAAAAAAAGTGGCCCTTAAAAGCCGTATTTTACCGGGGGCCATTTCAGGGGCCACTTTGGGCGGGTATCCCTGCCCTTGCCTGCATATCTCTGCATAGGTTGATGAGAAGAAAAAAACAGAAAACGCTTGATGTCTTTTAGGAAAAACATCAATTTCCCGCCTCCTTTCGAGGAAAAGCCAGTTTAGCTCAGTTGGTAGAGCACTCGATTTGTAATCGAACATTAACCCTAATTTGAAGCCCTGTTTATAGGGCTGTTTTTTTTGGGGGCCACTCTAAGGGCCACTTTGGGATTTCAGCAGATCCCAGCGTCCAAAAAACTCTTCTAGGCATTGCCCCGATCTCTTACGCCCTCTTCCGTAGGGAAACAAGCACAGGCTGAATCGTCCGGCCTCAAGTTCCTCTACCGGGATGATGTAGTAAATAGCTGGGTGGACGTAGACAATCAAAACATCCACAAGGCTGGGATCCCATCGTCCTAGCAGTACCTGACTCCCTTTATTCTTTACAGGATCCCAGCGAGATTTGACCTGCACCCTGAGAGTCTGCTGGTTGCAGGTTGCAATCAGGTCAACAGCAGTTCGATCTGAGATAGGTAGGAAGACATCGAAGCCAAGGTTGAGCAGCTTGGCTGCTACCAGCAGCTCCCCTGCCCTCCCCTTGGAGAAGTTAGGCTCTGTTTTTCCCGCCGGTCTTCTTCTTGACCTTGGCGAGCGTCCCGTAGACGTAGGCTTTTTTCCGCTCACCAGACATCCCCTTCTTGCTGGCAGTCTTTGACAGTTTGCGATGCAGCTTCTTAGGCATTACTCGAACTTGATTGAATCAGGGCCAAGCCCTTCAAAGAACTTCTTAAAATTAGGATCCAGCCCTTCAGCATAGATCAACAGGTGAACTCTTTCCGGTGGAATGCTGCCTACTCCAATCTCTTCACCGTACATCTTACCGATCTCTCGGTAGACGGCTATCATCTGGGGCTTGTCCTCTGGGTAGGGGAATCGCTTAAACGTCTCCCTCTC